TCAAGTAGTCTTTCATTGGGGGAGAGTCCCCTGATACTATCTACCAGGGGACCACACCTCCTTTCAGGCTATCGCGCTATCAGGCGTTGACGCCAGGATCCCGAGGAGCCAGACCCCTCACCAGATCAGCCAGCACAGAGATAGAGTTACGCAGCTCCTCCATCTGAGCCTGCACCGCAGTGATGCGAGTCTTAGCGTCAGCGATCTCCTGGCGTATCACGACCTGCCCGTTAGAATCAGCCGACGGGTCGCCCGGCCGGGTGATAGAAGCAGTCTGGGTGGCAGCCTGATGCGCGTAGTATGCCGCAGTCTGGCACGCAGCCTGCATACGGCCGAGGTAAGCCCCGAACTTCTCGTCACCCCAGTTCAGTCCTCCAACGCCCTCACGTACAGCCTGAATCAAATCAGCTTTGTTCAACTCTGGTCCTTCCGTACTTGATTGGAATCCTGCCAGTGTGGCCTCCATCAGGCCGATACCTTGTGCACAAGTCACCCACCTGGCAGGCGCAGGGTGATTGTCTGAGGCCTTACGGCCACGGTAGCCTAGGCCGTTGTAGCCCGCATGGGCAGCAACAACCTGGTACTGGCAAGCTGTGTCACTTGACCCGCCAGAGTCACAGGCTACATGGATATGGGGCTCGAAACCCTGGCTACGGTACCTAGCCCAGGCCACACCTCCATAGCGTCTGGCACAAGCCACCAGACGCTCGATCTGGGAACTGCTCAGGTGCCAGTCCTGAAAGTCAAACGCCCAGCCATCGCTGTGGGTTCCGGCACTAGCTTTAGCACCCCCTAGAGCCTGCACTAGGATAACGCTGATATCAGGGTTATCCCTGGCCATGACTCGCTTAAACAGTCGGTACCACTTAGCTGGAATCTCAGCAGCGTAAGCTTCCTGCCCATTGTATTTAGGGCCCACAGACACGTATCCCATTTAACCCTCCTTCCTTGTCTCCACGGCCAGGATGCGCTGACCGTGTTCTTCTAACCTAGAAGTCAGCATGCGCTCCGTATTCGATACTCGTTCATTGAGCTGGCTCAAATTCGTGTTAAACCGGCCGATCTCTTTATCATGCCGGTTTAGTACCCCCTTAATTTCCGCCGTTGTAGACGAAAGAATCTCGAGGTCAGTATTAGTCTTATCGGCTTGCTTAAGTAGAATATTCAACTTATCCTGAACTGTGTTACCCTCAGCGTCAGTTTTGTCATAAACCAACGCCTCAGTGTCAGCTTTCAGGTCAGCAGTAAGGTCCTTTATCCTCTTAAGCGATCCTGACATAGCCTTATAGACTTTTACACCGCTGTAGCCAACCGCTAAAATACCCGCTAGGATAGCCCCAATAAGACTACCCATAGTCTCAGGGCTCAACATATCACCTCAACCACAGTACAACAGCGGACACGAAACAGCGTCCGCCTCTATTAGAGCTACCGCTGTAAAGCTTAGCCTGGCAATTAACCTCAATCCCCCCTTCTCGTTCATCCGGTACAGTGAAGAATGGCCACGAAATATTCGATGGGATAGACGACGAACCGAGGAAAGACAGGAAGTCAGGGCTGTATTGCCCCCTGCACTCGACCCTACCCCAGCACGCAGGGGTGCCAGCGTTAGCGTCGTAGTTAGGCATGATCGACCCGCCCGCTATAACCAGCGCTTTAGTCGCCCAGGACGGGGCCACAACGAATGTAGACACCCCTGTGGTCCAGCTAGTCACCGGAGACCAGTCAAGGTTACGGGAATTACCGGCGTCAACAGTGATCTGAGACTTGAGTGCCTTGTCACCAATCAGACCTTCGGCGATCTCGAGGGTGCCGTCGAACTTCGCATGACCTTTCACGTGGAAAAGAGACCGGTTATATACCGCCCCTTCCCCACCGATAGTGGCTGTTAGCTCATTGATACGGCTCTCAAGACCCTCTAGTCGGTTAACAACCTCACGAATACCCTGGTCATTAGACGGCCTATCGACCGTAGTAGGGTCGAAACTCATCAATCCTCCAATGAAAGCATTGGCTTAATCTTAGTGAGTTCCCCAGATACGGGGTCAGGGTCGCATACCCAACCAATTACCCTGGCTTTCCCCTTGAATTTCAGCTCTGGGTTACTAAGATTAGTCATATCTATGTCTACATAGTCGCCTAAAACGAAGTCACGACCTGGCATGAAGTGGTCCAACGTAGTCTCCACACTAACAGAAGTCAGTCCGTACTGCTGGCTCTCCCTAGCCGCGTACATATACTGCTGTAGCACAGCATCATTCACTGACCCCGTGTCCGGAGTCCAGCGTCTCTCGAGCTCAAGCCACCCGTATTGCAGGACCTGACCATTAGACGTAGCGAATTCCTTGCGCTCATCCCCAGACCTATTAGAGACCACACGCCAAATGGTGGCTCCTTTGCCGTCAGAGCAGTCCTCAACCTGCTGCCAGGAGCCCTGAGACAGCACAGCAGCCCCGGCAGTGTCTTTACCCACACCGCCAAGCCTGTATGCTGTGTGGACCACAATACCGAGGTGGCCATTAGCATGTAGTTCCCAGCTAGTAGCGAACTCGGCACCATGCTTAGTCTTCATCAAATTCTGGAGACCAGCCAGGCACGTCATATCCTGGTCAGCACGGTACGTCCTGTCACCCCAATTAAGGGTAGGATCCTCGTCGAGACGCCCATTAAACTGAACTACCAGACGGTCTAGGCCTATACCTCGAGCAATAGTGGTGTAGCGCTGATCCCTGAAAGCTAGCTCAGGGATATAATTCCTCTTCAGCCACTCCTCAGCAGGCTGGAGCGTGAGCTCCATAGCCTCATCTGACCCGTATGAGCGTTTCTCTACCCAGCCAGCCCACAGAACGATGTTGTCTTCTATAGCTGCCAGGACAGCACGCATAGGCTGGGTGCCATCACGCCAGTTAGCAGGCCACCTATCACAGACGGGGAGACTCACAGTCACAGAGTCTCCCCGCCCGATGATGGATGACAGGCTAGATTTGACAGCTAGGCCGGGTAGCTCAGTCAGAGGTCTACCGTCTAGAGCCGCAAAAGACTGCCATTTAATCATTATCCGTTCTCAATTGCTATCCAGTCGAAGTCACAACCCCGACCATTCTTAACGAACATCTGAAATTGCGTAGCAGTGACATTATATGGCTTAGGTGTGTCCCAAGTGAAGTCACCCGACGCTGACCTAACCGAGGCCACAACACGAGGTGCACTGCTGAATCGACCAGGCGGGAACTGAATAGTAAACACCGCAGGCCCAGCAGAACTAGCCGTCACCGTACCCGACGCAATAGCAGGGATACGTGGAAGAGTTACCTGAGGAATCACAGTATCCTCACGCCACGAACTGCCAGTCCACAGCATGACCTTGTTTGTGTCCAGCTCGTAGATGCGCTGACCTTTCTGGAGGAACCACGTTGTGGGCCTGCTATTAGAATAACATGGAATAGTACCGCCCACAGCGCACGTATATTGCCTAGTATCATAAATAGTAGGGCTACCTGTAGTAGACACGATGATTCGGGCAATAAGTAGGGCACCAGACGGAGTATCTGGCGTAGGGAAATTAGCCGACGCTGTACCCTTAATCATTTCGAATGAAGCCTGGTATTTACCACTACCGTCGACCGTACCGTCATACACCTTAAGCACTAGGATATCAGTGCGCGGATACGATGTGTCCTTAGCATACAGAGGCAAGCTCACATCGTCGACATTAGCCACACGGTAGCTACCATTATTCGAGGCCACAGGCGTAACAATAGCCGTACCAGAACTGACCCTGATCTGGCTACCGTTAAGGCTAGGTGTCATACCCGACGTCACGCCTGGCCGACACGCCAGAGGGTGGGTATCGTGGACCATAGTAGAGCCCACATCAAGCCTACGGAATTCCGCGGCATTCACTGAAATATTGCCACCTATAGGTAGCACGTTATCAAGAGCCATTATATAGTCACCTGTCTCACAATCACATCAAGATAAGCAGTAGGGGAATACACATCAGAACGGAATCCGATAGTCAATTCACCCCTGCCAAGCTCAGGCCATTCCCTGATAGTAGGGGACGCAGAGGACTGCCCCTGCCTGAGCGACGTGCGGTTAGTCAAATCAATGTCTAGCCACTCATCAGCCTGTAGAGTAAAGTCCCACCTCAAACGGCCTGCCCCACCAGGACCAGAGAAGATCACAGACGGTATCTGCACGTACCCATATAGCTTCAAAGACACCCTGTTGTGGTAGCCCGTACTTACCGTAACTGACCCGTAGTTACCCGACTCCAAGAACGAGATAGGGTACTTAATTGGGAACTTAATACCGCCCGTAAGGTTGGGTAGATACAACCTATGCTTAGCTGTGTACTGATCATCGATCTGGCCATCGGGAGTCTGACCTCCACGCCACCACACAGGGTCAGGAGCTATCAAGGTAGCGCCCCACTCAAATGCTGAACCATTAGCCAGGAACGTTATATCGAGTGCACTATCCCGGGCCACATACATTGTCTTCGGGCCACGAGGCGTATTAACAGTCAGTGGTGAGGTATTAATATCCGCGATGCTAAGGAGAGTCTCCATGGCCTCCTCGGCATCCTCCAGAGACTGCCCCACATAGTACCCTTTGATAGCACCAGACTTAGCGCCATGGAAGGCCTTAGTACGCCATATACCGTCATAACCCACACGCTGGCCACTCTGCGCAACGGCGGGGGCTGAGCCGAAGAGCTTGCACTCACTCACAACCCAGTCCCCGCCATTGATCACGTGGCCATTCCACGTGACTTCTTTCACATCAATCTCCTCAACTGCCGGGCAACTTCCTCAGCAGTAGCGTAAGGGTCACTACTATATGCATTGACATTGACTCTACTGGTATTACCTCCAGCATTCGCCCCCGCATAAGCAGGTTGAACACCGTTCAGATTAGTGCTGAAGTTGTCCTTGAAGTCACCCATAACACTCTTAGCAGAATCGAGCAGGTAAGGTTGCTCGTTCTTAAGGCTATCAGCGAAGTCCCTAATGATGGCCTTACCAGAGTGAGTAACATACCCCTTACCCGAGAAAGGCCCCCACTTAGCAGGAGAGAAAGGCCACAGACCACGCAACCAGTCCATGCCCTGCTTGACCCAGCCCACAAGGGAGTTCCATGCTCCCTGGATACCTCGCAAGAAGCCATCCACAAGAGCGCCACCAGACCTGACCAGAAGGCTACCTAGATCGCCTAGAGCCCCAGTGATTTTGCCTGGCAGTGAGCGAGCGAATTCAGCAACCTGGCCACCTAGCTCCTGAGTCTTACGGAGGAATCCGTTCCACGCCTCAGACGCTTTCTGAGGGAGGCTCGACGCCAGTGACGCTATACCACCAATGATCTTGCCAGGCAGTTGCTTAACCCACTCAATAATCTCGCCACCCTTGTGGACCATGCTCTGGAAGAACCCACCGAACCACTCAGCCGCCTTACCAGCAAGCTGGCCAAGTCCCGCAAGCCACTCAAGTACCTTGCCAGGAAGCGACATCAGCCACTCACCCACAGAGGCGAGCCATCCTGGAATGTACCCTAAGAATTGTACGAATCCCACAATCAGGCCAGCGAAGATACCTATAGAGAAGCCCACAATCATGAGGGTAACCTCACCAAGAGCTGCAAGACCATCAAGGATCATCTGAGGTAGGCCAGCAAAGAATTCAGCAATCTGCTGCCCAGCCCCGGTTAGACCTTCCATAAACCACTGGCCGATGCCCGTAGCGAACTCCGTCAGGCCTCTGACGAAGTCTTCCCACAGGTGCCCAGCTCCTTCCACAGTAGCGTTCCACACACCACCAATGAAATCAGATACAGCCTGCCAGTTAGCAATCAGGAGGACAAGTCCGGCAGCAAGAGCGGCTATACCGACCACAATCCACGTGATAGGGCTGGCAAGAAGAGCTGCCGTGGATGCCCAGATACCTGCCACCCAAGTAACGAAGGCAGGAATCAGGATACCTGCAATAGCTGCACCCAGAGCTCCGAACGCCCACGTGTTCTCTTTAAGCCAGTTACCTATATCCTGGAGAGTAGGCGCCATAGCTGACAAGACATCAGCCAAGGTGCTGAACACCGCTGAGCCCAGTGGCTCCAAGGCGAGCTGTGCGTTATTCTGAACTATCTGCCACTTCTCAGCGAAGTCAGAAGTCTCACCGGCCACACCAAGGATAGTGTCATCAGTAGCGCCGATGGACTTCATCATGTCCTCAGCGCCGATCTTGCCCTGCTTTAGTGCCTCCACAAACTGAGTAGCACCCTTAGTACCAAACAGCTTACTAGCTAGTTTAAGAGCGGCAGCTTCATTACCTGTCTGAATATAACCACTTATTTCACCGGTAACTCGCTTGAAGGCTTCCTTCGGTTCCTCACCAGACTTAGCCAGCGTGGTCAAGCCCTTAGTCATGGAGGTCATAATCTGGCTTGAATTCAAACCGGCTTTATCAAACGCACCGATCATAGCCGCTGTATCTTGGAACCCAAATCCAAGAGCCTTCATTGTAGGCGCAGCCTGAGCGGTTTTCTGAGCTAGATCATTGAAGCCTAAACCAGTAGCCTGGCTGACCCTGAACAAGTCATCCATAGCTCCAGGAATTTGTTTAGCCTCAAGCCCGAACGCGCTGAATGCTGCTGTGGTCTTGCTGATGTCAACGTCCTGACCCAGCAGCCGACCAGCCTCAAGTACCTGCTTAGCCACAGTCTCGAGGTCCTCGCCAGTCAGACCTAGCCTGGTATTCAGGTCAGCGACAACTGGGGCTATCTTGGAGAACTCAGCTGGCGTAGTAGATCCCACACGCTTAGCAACATCGACTAGTCCATCGAGAGCCTCACCAGTAGCACCAGTACCCGTGCGGATAGTGTCAGTGACCTCGTCGAAAGTCTCACCAACTTTGTAGAGGGCAGCACCAATACCCGCGGCCACACCTGCACCGAGGGCCGCAAGAGAACTACCCTTAAGCCCCTCGGCTAGCCTAGTAGATAACCTAGCTCCACCTTCTTTGCCAGCCTTATCGGACCCCTCGTTTACAGCACCAGTAATCTCTCCAACAATAGCTTCCTTGTTACCCTTCATAGAGGGCACTAGTTGGTAATAACCTGTAGCTAGTTCAACAGAAGCCATTAATCATCCCACCAATCATTGAATTCGCTTAGAGGGATGGGGTCATACCCAAATGCCCGCTCATCATCCCTAACTTCATTAGGCCGCCTTATAGGCTTAGGTGGAGGCTCACTTGACTTGCCAGCACGCTGCCAGTTGGCCCCAGCGAGGACGTCGTAGATGTTAGCTAGCATGTAGCCGTCTGTGGTCCACACGTAGCCTAGATCCTTAGCCAGCGGCCCTCCTGGCTCAGCATGGCTGACTATAGCCTGAAGGTCCCGCCAGGTAAGCTCCTCCGAACCTATCTGGCGGGACCTCAAACCTAGCCCAATGAGCTCACGCTCTAGGGCTAGTGGGTGATTATGCCACACACCCACTAGCCCTATTATTCCCCCATGCTGATTTCAGAGTGCTCTTTCCACGCCTCCATAAGCGCCATAAACATATCGTCATCGAGCTTATTCGTGATCCCCGGGACGTAGTGCTCAAGCAGGTCAAGCTGGAAGTCAAGCAGGTCAGAAGTCTGCTTGGACGTGGGCTTCTTACCACGCTCCTGCTGAGCCTGAATAGCCCCGGCCAGATCACCCATACGCTTGCGGATACCCACAGGCAGCTTCTGAAGCGACGGCAACTCATGAGTAACTTTAGACCCCGGCATACGGAACTTGAAATTGTCCGTAGCCTTAGGACCGTCAAGCTGAAAGACCTTGCTCACGCTCCGGTCACCCCGTCATCGGTGGCGATGTACAGCGAGTTACCCTGAGCATCCGGGTAGCACGTCAGAGTCACAGGCAGCTTAATCGCGTCACTAGCAGCAAACGTAATATCATCAGCCTCAGTGATCTGACCATCAGGCACCCAGATGATGATCTTAGCGTCGCCATCCTTCATGCGGAAGCACCAGGTCTTGTGAGGCAGCTCGTCAGCGCGAAGTTTCATCAGCAGGCGAGTACCCTGAGAAGTCGTCTTCGGTGTGACCGTGACGTTGTTCTCACCGAAGAAGTTCTTCGCCGAGCCCTCAGAAACCTCAAGGTGAGACCACTTAATAGAACCCGAGAACTCACTCAGGATCTTCTTAACCACAGACTGAGACCAGTCTTTGATGTCGTTAGTTGAACGCTTAACCGACAGAGTCAGGCCAGCATCACTAACATAACCCGAGTCAGTCAGCTTAAGCGTACCGAGATCCAGATTGTACAGATCACTGGGAAGAGTAGTCACCAGAGTAGTAGTGGACAGGATAGCTCCAGTCACTGCCTGATCCGGACGGCCTGCCAGCACATTACGGTTATTTACAGCCATTTAGTTCACTCCTGCTAGAATCATACGGAACGTAAAAGAATATCGAGCGATCCCTGAACCGCCAGATGACTGGCTGCTATCAGGGTCATAATAAGGGTAAGAAACTATATCTACTTTATGACAAGGGTATTTACCCATATGCCCGTAATAGGGTCTCTCTTCAACCCAGTTAAGACATTTAGCCGCCAAGTTAAAGGCTTCTGTGCTATCAGTGTTGTCCTTACCCCAGCATGTGACGGTAAGCTGGACCCTAACCCTGCGGGGATCCAGACGAGTACCAGAGCTAGTCAGCTTGACCACACACTGTCGAGTTCCTAGCTTGTCTGCTTGCTGCCTGACAGGTACCCCCTGTAGATGAGCCCTCAAGCCCATAATGCAGGCAGCCTCAGCGTCAGGGAACTCAGCAACGAAATTACCCATGGGTATAACTCCCAAACGCGCTAGTCAACGTCTTGTTGTCAGCCTCAGACTTAGCCCCATAAAAACTAGCCGGCCTCACGGTAGCCCTGGCTCGAGTCTGACCCACATAGCCCGACCACTCAAACGCATCATCACGGCCAGCATTGTCGTTAGCCTGGTCACATATCTTCTGGGCCATATCGTTTAGAACTGAAGCAACCTCATCTGACTTAAGCATAGCCTGGAATCCCTCATCGTGGAATTCAAGTCGCTCAAGCATCAGTCCACCGTCACAAGCTTAATCACCTGGTGACTAAGGCCGAGGTAATCATAAGACCACACACCGGGAACGCCTGACACTCTGTACACAGGTGTGGTCTTGTTAAACCATTCACCAGGCGTACCCTTGTGGTCCCAACTCAGTATCACCAGGTCCTTAGCCTGCACGTATGCAGTCAGTGGCGCGTACACCGTGTACGTCCACTGACCGTCACCCTGCCTATCACCAGACAGCTCAGCAGCACTAGGCTGCTGAATAGAGCAGCCCTGGATAGTGAACTCCTTAGCAACCTGATCTTGAATAAGATTACCTCGGTCATCGTACTTGTCCTG